CCCCTCCTAATGTGGGAGGGGGATCTTGGCCTCATCAACATGAAGCTCGTAAGAGCGACAATCTAGAGGATGATATGGCAAATGACGTGCACTTTTACAGACAACTTAGGAACAACACGACGGGTTGGGTCTACAATACTGTAGATCGAATCTACAGTATGGGCCACGGTATCTTGGCTGATTCTAAATTAGCTGATACTTCCGGAGTGTTCGAACCAGGTGTCTACAAAGTTACACCGTTTGTAGCCATATCCAGAGGTGCCGCGCCGTTAGGCAGGCAGACCTTTGAATTTACTCGACCTTCGAATGTGAGTAGTACTTATCACTATAAAATTGAAGGGGAACTGTCGATGGTTAACCATCAGCATGCTCCGTTCGAGGCTGCAACTTCGGCGACTTGTATTGCCTTACAAAATGAAGCTTTACTAAAAGCTTTTGGCAAAGTCGGAGATCTATCGCAGCTAGAACTCGGTACTGAGTTGGGGGAACTTCGAGAAACAATCGAATTACTTCAACAAACAATCCTCGCAGCAATGAGCCCGCGACTGGCATGGAAGTACTTTTCGTCTCACCTAAAAAGTGAGGCTGGAAGGTCCGCGCTGATCGCAAAGTCCCTAATCGGGATGCCGAGTAAATACATGGAGTTTCGCTACGGCTGGATGCCGCTAGTGCGCTCCGTTCATGGTATTTACGAGGTGCTCATTGAAGGTCTGAACAAGTTGGTAGAAAGCAACAAGATTCACACAGCAAGGGGTAAGGCGAAAACCACAAAGGTTCTAGTCAAATCCGTTACCGGTGGGATCACGTATGCTCCAACTCGTTCTGTGTTCGTTAATACAGCGCACATCACATCACGTGCGTGCGTGCATTATCGTATTAAGAACACGCCCGATCTGGCTGATCTTCTTGGCGTATCGCCAAAGTTCATTCCAGAGACAGCTTGGGCATTGACCAAATTGTCATTCATGTGGGACTGGATCTTGACGTTAGGTCCATGGTTAAAGTCATTGCGTACCTTAATCTCAGGTGATTTTGAGATTTTGGGAAACACTGTCTCGACCGTGGTCGAACATCAAGGCGTTGGTACACACGCTTTCACTCTCGCCGGTTTTCCGACCGAGAAGTTTCAATGCTCCATATGGGGCAAAGAAGTTAGGCGTTATACCAACCAGGCCGTCCCTTTACCCGGTATTAAGTACTCGACTGTCTTCGACACGTTGAAAATGCTTGATATCTCCATTGTTGGTGTACAACATATACCTAAGCGATTCCGCATGCAGTTCTTGCGTGCTTTCCTCGCGAAGATAGATGTACATCGACTAACTTAACGGAGTGACTTATGTCAACTACAGTTTACAAAGCACCAACAAGCATCACCGTAACTGGTGGTACCGCAGTAACCTTTTCGAAAGGGACACCCCCAACGGGGTCTCACTATTCGGAGGTCAACTATGGTAGTGCCTCCTACCGAGAGCGCGAGAAAATCATCGCGTACGGCAAAGAGCCTGTTGCCCAAAATGGCAACTATTCAAAAGCTCTTAGGAGGGTCACTACTCAATTTCCGCGGGACATTAATGAGGTTTATCACCTTAACTCGATTAAAACCGAGTTTAATGTTCAACCTGAAATGTCGGATGCCGATATTGACTTTATGATTGATGGGCACATTCAGCTCATGCTGTCAGGTAAGTATCGTGATTTCCTGAAAACAGGTGTAGTACCCACGGATGCATGATTAAGCGGGGTCTAGTTGACCTTACTCTTTCATGCGTATTGATTTTCAAATCTATAATGGATTGCATAATTGCGATCCATAATTGGAGGATGAAACATGGTAAAGAAGAATCTGTCGAAAAAACAGAAAACTAAGGCTCCAAAGCCAATGTTTTCGGTCGACAAATTGGCTATACAGCTCTTCAGCTGCATGGCCTCTGACTTCCGTAGAGAGGGATTTTCAATCTCGCCACGACCGTTGAACTGGTTGCGGACAGACATGTCTGCTTTCCGTCAATGGTCATTCGTTGAGTCAATGAACTTATCGGCTCAGCATTTTAAAATGGCAAGACAAATGAACAATCTTCTTTCGAAGTACACATTTCAGAACGACAGCATCTCCCCCGAAGATCGTTACAAAGCCACCTTGACTGGCTGGCTAAGTGACTCTCTTAGGATCGCAACTCATGCTCGGATTAAATATCGAACCGAGATAGTGTTGCGTGAAGCACGAGAAATCGTGAGAGGGGTACTGGGTGAACTCCCAGCGTTAGATGACATTGCGTCGTTTCAAAAGGTGGGTACGCGGGCTACGCGGTGTTGCAGCTTGAACCACGCAGGGTTGGATGTTTATTTATCTGACCCGGCTGCTTTTTCCAGCAGTAGGCAGTGCCTGAAGTGGGTAAAAGAAGTTCTTTTGCCCGGTGATGCAATCTTGTCGAGTTTACTCGATGAGGTTGTGACCGACCCTTCTACTGAAGGCATTGAGTCAGTCGTCTTAAGCTTAGTCCCAAAAAAATGGAACAAGGATCGACCTATAACTCCGATTCAGATAATTAATTTGTTATACAGTTATCTGTGGGGAAAATATGTCGAGATCCGCCTCGAGCTTGCTGGTCTCCCAATCAGTAGGTTACAGGAACGGCACGCAAAAATTGTGAAAAACCAATCTTTAACGCTGCAGTATGCAACTGTTGATCTGCGTGGTGGTAGTAATAACATCACAAAGCAACATATGATGCTACTCACGCCGAGAAGGTGGTATAACACGTTCAAGCTGTGCTTAACCCATTCTGTGGAGTACAAGCCTTCAAAAGTTTGTAAAGAGACAGTGTCCGTCTGGACACCGTCAGTTCTGCCGATGGGTAATGCTTTAACATTTCCACTTGAGACATTGTATTTTTATGCCATAGTGGAATCCATACGGCGACTAAGTGGG